CGGAAGTAAAGCGGATATGGTATTTACAGATCCTCCTTATGGAGTCGCTATAAATAATGCAAATGGTAAAATATTAGGAGATGAAGATTTGCAAGTTTTTGATGAGTGCTTACCTAATTTAGAATTATTTTCAAAAGAAGATAGCCACGTTTATATTTATTTTGGTGTTCAATTTATTTCAGAGTGTATTTCAAAAATCAAAGAATATTTTAAACAAACAAACATTTTAATACAAAGAATAACACACGAGAATAAACCAAGTCCGGAAGGATATTTTAAAAATAATTATGAAGTGTGCTATTTTTCAAATAAAGGTAAAAAAGGTTTTAATAGTGGGATATTAGAAGTTTCAGAAAGTACAAAGAATGACAGTAGATATAAAGGAGATGGTTTTCTTGATACATATTTAGCATTAAATGAAATAAAATCAACTGAACATAACGCTAAATCAATTCACCCAACACAAAAAACTATTGAAATATGTAGTTTCTATCAAAAAGTTAGTTCAAAAGTAAATGATTTAGTTTTAGATTTATTTTTAGGATCAGGATCAACAATGGTAGCATCTCACCAACTTAAACGCAAATGCTACGGAATGGAACTTGATCCTAAGTACTGCCAGGTGATTATTGACAGAATGAAAAAACTTGATCCGAGTTTAGTTATTAAAAAGAATGGAATAACTGTGAATTAACTGAGAAATCATGCCAAACGAACAAAATTTAAAACCTTTTGAGAAAGGTCCAGATCCAAGGAGAAATAAAAACGGGGCTCCAAGGAAATACGTTTCTCAGCTTACAGAGATTGGATACAAGAAATCAGAGATTAATGACACTATTCAATCAATGATGGCTATGACATTGGATGAATTAAAGGAGGTGTGGGAGAATCCTAAAGCTACAATCCTTGAAAAAACTGTAGCTAATGCCATGAAGAAATCTCTTGAGAAAGGTACGCTGTATTCACTTGAGACTTTATTGAGCAGAGTATATGGACAGCCAAAACAAGAGACTCATACAGATGTCAGGATAATTGATAAATTTGACTTTGATGAATGAGTACAATAAAAGGATATAAGCCTCACGACAATCAGAGACTGATCCACAATAGCATCAATAAAGATCCCTATAAGTATTATGCTCTGAACATCGGTAGACAGTTTGGAAAGACAATGCTTGGTATCAATCAGATGTTATTCTGGGCCATCAATCATCCAGGCTGCAATATTGCTTGGGTGACTCCTGTCTATAAACAGAGCAAGAAGGTCTTTGATGAAATGGAGAGAGTGACAAGATCAGCAGATCTATTTGACTTCAACAGATCGGATCTCACTATCAAGGGATTTGATTCTCAGATAACATTCTTCTCAGGAGAGAGACCTGATAATATCCGAGGGAATACATTTGACTTTCTCATTGTGGATGAGTTCGCCTTCTGTAGATCGGAGCTATGGGATGAGGTCCTGTCAGCTACTGTCCTGGTCAAAGGAAAGAAGGTACTATTCATATCTACTCCCAAAGGAAAGAATCACTTCCATAGAATATCCCTTCAGCATAACTATGACAAGAGATATAAGTATTTTCATTTCACTTCATTTGACAATCCTATGATTGATCATGCTGACCTTGAGGAGAGAAAGAGATCCCTTCCTGATCATGTATTCAAGCAGGAGTATCTTGCTGAGTTCATTGACAATGCATCAGGACTCTTCAAAGATGTGAGAGCAGGAATAGCTGACCATCAGCCAAAGGGCAAAGCATATGCTGGTCTGGATATCGGGAGAGCAGATGACTACACTGTGCTGACCATACTGAATGAATCAGGTGAGATGATCTACGTCAACAGATGGAGACATGATGAATGGCACAAGATAATTGATAAGGTTGCAAAGCTCATCCAAGAATACAAAGCGACTACATTGATTGAAGTCAATAATCAGGGGGATGTATTCTACGAGATGCTGAGAGACAGATGCAGGAACTATATCCATCCCTTCACTACGACAAGCAAGAGCAAGCCGATATTGATTGAGGATCTCGCTGTGGCCTTCGAGCAGAATGATATAAAGATCAGAGGTGATCAATGGCTTATTGATGAGCTTGAGAATTTTACTTATATTTACAATCCATCAACGAGGTCAGTACAATACTCGGCTCCTGTGGGATTGCATGATGATGGAGTGATCAGTACAGCTCTGGCTTATCACTCATTGAAACATTATAGAGTTAAAGGAAAATATCATATCATACGATGAAAACAATAGAAGTATTAATCCCTCAATCAGTAAAGGAATGCACTCCTGATCAGTTGACTAAGTGGATGCTGATGATCCCTGTCATTGAAGCAGCAAAGGAAAACTTGACTAAGATGCTTGACTTCCAGGTGCAGCTCGTATCTGTATTCTCTGGACTATCTGTCAATCAAGTAAAGAAGGCCCATATTGATGATGTGGTGGATCTGAGCATGAAGCTCCTTGATATGCTCAATGGCTATGAATACCAGGAGCCAAAGACTGAGATAATCATTGAAGGAAAGAAGTATCTCTTTGAGAAGGACTTCGCTGGATATTCTACAGGACAGATCATTGACTTGAAGCTCATTGAAGATGTCAGTCAGAATCCATGTGAGGCACTTGCTATCTGTTACATTGAAGAGGATATGGAATACTGCCAGGAAGATGCAAGAGGGAAGATTATCAATCCCAATAAGAAGAGGGAGGAGCTATTCAAGAAGTCCTTTCCCG